AATATGGTTATAACGAAAAACACGATATCGTTATAATATCTAAAGATGGTACTATAGGTGATGTATATGAGATAGATAATTTAAAAATAGCATTACCATCTACTCCAGAAAAAGCTATTAATTTAGGTAATAAAAAATGGAGCAAGGTTGATCCACCTGTAGAGTTTAAGAATATAAAAACAATATTCGACTGGGAGGATTATCCTATAGAATTTAAAGAAAAATGGTATGATTACATCAATGATGAGTTTAATAAAAGAGAAAAAGGTTTTTGGTTCATTAATAAGGACATTCCTACTTATATTACTGGTACTCACTACATGTACTTGCAGTGGTCCAAGATTGATGTTGGGAAACCAGACTTTAGGGAATCAAACAGATTATTCTTTATATTCTGGGAAGCTTGCAAGGCCGATATTAGATCCTATGGGATGTGCTACCTTAAGAACCGTAGATCTGGATTTTCTTTCATGTCATCAGCTGAAATTGTTAATCTTGCAACAATATCCTCGGATTCACGGTTCGGTGTATTGTCCAAATCTGGACAAGATGCTAAGAAGATGTTCACTGACAAGGTGGTACCAATCTCTGTTAATTATCCGTTCTTCTTCAAACCCATCCAGGACGGAATGGACCGTCCAAAGACCGAGCTTGCCTACAGGGTCCCGGCCTCGAAATTTACCAGGAGACGACTCGATTCCAAGGATAGATCCAAGCAAGAAGCACTTGAAGGCTTGGACACGACCATCGACTGGAAGAACACGGGTGATAATGCCTACGATGGGGAAAAGCTCAAACTCCTCGTCCACGATGAATCGGGGAAATGGGAAAGGCCGAACAACATCCTCGACAACTGGAGGGTTACGAAAACCACCCTTAGATTAGGTAGTAGAGTAATTGGTAAGTGCATGATGGGCTCAACATCGAACGCTTTAGATAAAGGAGGAGATAATTTTAAAAAATTATACTACGATTCAGATGTTACAAAAAGAAACGCCAATGGACAGACTCGCTCAGGACTATATTCTTTGTTCATTCCTATGGAATGGAACTACGAAGGATACATTGATTCTTATGGAATACCTGTCTTCGACACACCACAGAAAGCAGTTACAGATCCGCATGGCACGAAGATAAAGCAAGGTGTAATAGAGTATTGGCAGAATGAAGTTGAAGGATTAAAAGGTGATCAAGATGGTTTAAACGAATTTTATCGCCAGTTTCCAAGAACAGAGGAACACGCTTTTAGAGATGAAGCTAAACAATCTTTATTTAATCTAACTAAAATATACGAGCAAATAGATTGGAACGGAGATTTAAGACACAGTAACTTAGTAACTCAAGGTAATTTTCAGTGGGAAAATGGAATAAGAGACACTAAAGTTATTTTTGTTCCTCATAATAAAGGTAGATTTTATGTATCTTGGATACCATCACCGCATTTGCAAAATAAAATTATAATAAAAAGAGGTTTAAAATATCCAGCTAATGAGCACATGGGTGCTTTTGGTTGTGATAGTTATGATATATCAGGAACAGTAGACGGTAGAGGATCTAACGGAGCTTTACATGGTTTAACCAAGTTTAGCATGGAAGATGCACCAGCTAACCACTTTTTTTAGAATACATAGCTAGACCTCAAACTGCAGAAATATTTTTTGAAGATGTATTAATGGCTTGCATATTCTATGGTATGCCTATACTTGCAGAGAATAATAAACCTAGATTATTATACCATTTTAAGAGAAGAGGATATAGAGGTTTTGCAATGAACAGACCAGATAAACTTAAATTATCAGTAACAGAAAGAGAGATAGGTGGAATACCAAACTCTAGTGAAGATATAAAACAAGCACACGCTGCTGCAATTGAATCATATATTGAAGATTTTATTGGCATAAAAAACAATGGTGAACATGGGGAAATGTATTTTCAAAGAACACTAGAGGATTGGGCCAAGTTTAATATTAATAATAGAACAACACATGATGCTTCTATAAGCTCTGGTTTAGCAATAATGGCTTGTAATAAAAACAAGTATAGACCTGTAGCACGTCTAGAGAAAAAAGTTTTTGATCTAGGAATAAAAAAATACAGTAATAACGGTCTTATGTCAAAAATAATTGAATAAATGAAAATATACACTAACTCAAATAGCGCGTTTCCAAGTCAGGTAGTACCAGACGCAGAAAAAGCTACGTTTGAATACGGTTCGCAAGTAGCTTCTGCTATTGAGACAGAATGGTTTGGTGCGGGTAGAACTAACGGTAATAGATACTTAACTAGTTTTAATAACTTTCATCATCTTCGTTTATACGCTCGTGGAGAACAGTCCGTTCAAAAATATAAAGACGAATTATCTATTAATGGAGATTTAAGTTATTTAAATCTTGACTGGAAGCCAGTGCCAATACTTGCTAAGTTTGTAGATATAGTTGTAAACGGTATTTCTAGTAAAGAGTATGATATAAAAGCTTATTCACAAGATCCTGAGTCAGTAAAGAAAAGAACACAGTATGCAACTAATGTTGCTAAAGATATGTTTGCAGCTGATCAAATTCAAAAAGCTCAACAAGATTTAGGTATAAACATGTCTTCATCTAATGTACCAAAGGATCAATTACCTGAAACTAAAGAAGACCTAGAGCTACACATGCAGCTGTCATATAAACAGTCTGTAGAAATAGCAGAAGAAGAAGCTATCTCAACAACGTTGGCAAACAATAAATGGGAGTTAACTAAAAGAAGATTAAATGAAGATTTAGTTGTGTGTGGAATAGCTGCTGCTAAAACTAATTTTAATAAAGCTAATGGAATAACATTAGACTATGTAGATCCAGCTTATTTAATATACTCTTATACAGAAGATCCAAACTTCGAAGATATATATTACGTTGGTGAAGTTAAGTCCATAACAATACCTGAACTTAAAAAGCAGTTTCCAGATATCTCAGAAGATGAATTACAAAGAATTCAAGAGATGCCTGGTAACAAACAGTATATAACTGGGTGGGGTAATTATGATAATAATACTGTTCAAGTTTTATACTTTGAATATAAGACTTATACTAATCAAGTTTTTAAACTTAAAAGAACTGACCAAGGATTAGAAAAAATAATTCAAAAAACAGACGAGTTTAATCCACCAGAAAATGATACATTTGAAAAGGTATCTAGGTCTATTGAGGTTCTTTATTCTGGAGCTAAAGTTTTAGGTACAAATACAATGTTAAAATGGGAGCTAGCTGAGAACATGACTAGACCATCAGCTGATACTACTAAAGTAGAAATGAACTACACTATATGCGCACCTAAAATGTATAAAGGTAGAATAGAATCATTAGTTGGTAGATGTACAGGTTTTGCTGACATGATACAGATTACACATTTAAAAATGCAACAAGTTTTAGCGCGTATGGTGCCAGATGGTGTATTTTTAGATATGGATGGTTTAGCTGAGGTAGACTTAGGCAATGGAACAAACTACAATCCAGCTGAAGCATTGAATATGTATTTTCAAACTGGTAGTATAGTTGGTAGATCACTTACTCAAGATGGAGATCCTAACAGAGGTAAGGTACCTATACAAGAATTGCAGACATCAGCCTCTGGAGCTAAATTACAATCTCTAATACAAACATATCAGTATTACCTACAAATGATAAGAGATGTCACGGGATTAAACGAGGCACGTGATGGTAGTATGCCTGATAAAGATGCATTAGTTGGTTTAGCTAAAATGGCAGCTAACCAATCTAACATTGCTACAAAACATATAAATAATGCTAGTTTATATATAGCATTACGTATATGTGAAAACATATCACTAAAAATTACTGATGTATTAAACTTTCCTTTAACTGCTAATAGCTTAATCGAAAGTATATCTCTTTACAATGTAGAAACATTAAGAGAAGTACAGTATCTAAATTTACATGACTTTGGTATATTTTTAGAACTAGAGCCAGACACAGAAGAAAAAGCTCAGTTAGAACAAAACATACAAATAGCTTTGCAGTCTGGTGGTATTGATTTAGAAGATGCTATTGACGTTAGACAAATAAAAAATCTAAAACTAGCTAATCAACTTTTAAAACAAAAAAGAAAAAAGAAATACAAGAGAGATCAAGCAGCGGCTCAAGCAAATATACAAATGCAAGCTCAAGCAAACGCTAAAACAAATGAGCAAGCTGCATTAGCTGAGGTTCAAAAACAACAAGCATTGACTGAGCAACATGTTAATTTAGAAAATGCAAAATCTCAGTTTGAAATACAAAGGATGCAAGTAGAGCTAGAAGGTAAAAAGCATTTGATGGCTCAGCAATTCGAATACGATAGGCAGTTAGCTGAGATTGAAGCTCAAACTAAAACTTTAAAAGAACAAGAAATAGAAGATCGTAAAGATAAAAGAATAAAGATGGAAGGTTCTCAACAAAGTCAATTAATAGATCAAAGACAAAATGATCTACTTCCTATCGACTTTCAACAATCACAAGTTGGTGAAGGATTTTAAATTTTAACAATTAATTATATTATATCATGTCAGAAACAAAAACAAATGAACCTGTTAAACAGGAAGGTGAGTTTAAATTAAAAAAGAAAACACCTAAAAAATTAGGGATTACCAATAATGATCCCGTTAAAGTAGATTTAACTAAACCAGAAGCAACAGGGGAAGTAGTTCCTGATGTTGTTAAGGTTGATATACCTAAAGACGATGCCATTCAAATCGGAGAAACAGAGAAAGTGGATGTGGGCGAACAAGCCGGAGATAGCGCTAAAGTGGACAAACAAGTACAAGAGTCCACTGAAGATGCTCAAGAGTCTTCACCAATCCAAGAAATAATAGAAGAAGATAAAGATGAAGTAAAAGAGATTAAAAAAGAGATTGTTGAAGCTAAACAAGAGCAACAAATTCTTAATAAGCCTTTACCTGAAAACATCGAAAAATTAATTGACTTCATGGAGTCTACTGGTGGTACAGTAGAAGATTATGTAGCATTAAATAAAGATTACTCCTCTCTTGATAGTGCACAGCTATTAAGTGAGTATTATAAAAAAACAAAACCACATTTAGATCAAGAAGAAATAAATTTTCTAATGGAAGATGCTTTTAACTTTGACGAAGATGTGGACGAAGCAAGAGAGATTCGTAAGAAGAAACTTGCGTATAAAGAAGAAGTTGCAAAAGCTAAAAGCTATTTAGAAAGTTCAAAAAGTAAATATTACGAGGAAATCAAGTTGAAACCAAGTGCCACTGGAGAACAAAAAGAAGCTTTAAACTTTTACAACAACTACAAGCAACAACAAGAGCTTGCAACTAAATTACATGGTGATTTTAGAGACAATACTAAAAAATTATTTTCTTCAGACTTCAAAGGTTTTGATTTTAACGTAGGAGATAAAAAATTTAGATATGGAGTAAAAGACCCTGTTAAGGTTGGTGAAACTCAATCTGATGTACAAAACTTTGTTAGTAGATTTTCTAATGATGAAGGTCAAATTGTAGATCAAAAAGGGTATCATAAAGCAATGTATGCTGCGATGAACGCTGATAAACTAGCTCATCATTTTTATGAACAAGGGAAAGCTGATGGCATTAAAAATGTTATTAGTAGCTCTAAAAATCCTTCAAAAGACGGACCGAGGCAAGTTGCTGATGGAAATGTTTTTATAAACGGGTTAAAAGTAAAATCAATTAGTGGTTTAGATTCATCAAAATTAAAAATTAAAACAAAAAAATTTAACTAATTAAAATTACAAATTATGGCTTTAACTCCTCAATTTGGTTCGATAGTACCATCGCAAGCTCAACAAACTCTTGCGAGTAATTATCTACAATTTGACAATGGCACGAACGATTTCGCACAACAATACTTACCTGAGCTTTATGAGCAAGAGGTAGAAAGATATGGTAACAGAACGTTATCAGGATTTTTACGTATGGTTGGAGCAGAAATGCCGATGACATCTGATCAAGTTATTTGGTCTGAACAAAACAGACTACACATTTCATACGATAACTGTACAGTTGCTGGTGCTGCCGGTGCTGCTGCAACTATCACAATCCCTGTTACAGCTGCTAACGCTGCTGTGCCAGTACTAAACGTTATTTCTCCACTATCAACTATTGTTGTAATGGATGGCTTTGGAAACGAAGTAAAATGTTTAGTTACTTCTTCTGACACACGCCCTGCCGGTGGTGGTGGTAACCCAGGAAGATTAATAGTTGAACCTTACCAAGGTGCTAACCTTGCTGCTAGCGGTATTGTTAACGGTAATCCAGTTAAGATCTTTGTATATGGTTCTGACTTTCAAAAAGGAAGTAGTACATTAAACGCTGCTCAAGGCGTTAACGTTGGAGCTTCAGCTGCTAACCCTATGGTTACTGTTGATCCTGCATTTACTACTTTTTCTAACTCTCCAATAATCTTAAGAAGCCAATACACGATCAACGGTTCTGACACTGCTCAGATCGGTTGGGTAGAAGTTTCTACTGAAGATGGAACTGGAGGTTATTTATGGTATCTAAAAGCTGAGTCTGAAACAAGACTAAGATTTGAAGATTACTTAGAAATGGCAATGGTTGAAGGTGAACTTAACGCAGGCGCTGCTGGTATACCAACTGAAAATCCTGGAACTGAAGGTTTATTTGCTGCTATTCAAAATGGTGGTAACGTTGAAGTAGGTTTCACTGCTGCCGCTGGTTTAGATTCATTTGATGACATTCTTAAAAACCTTGACACTCAAGGAGCTATTGAAGAAAACATGTTATTCTTAAACAGAGCTACTGCTCTTGATTTTGATGATATGTTAGCTGGTATCTCTGGAGGTTTTGCAGGTGGTGTAGCTTTCGGTTTATTCGAAAACTCTGAAGAAATGGCATTAAACTTAGGATTCTCTGGATTTAGAAGAGGTTCTTATGATTTCTATAAAACAGATTGGAAATACTTAAACGACGCTTCAACGCGTGGTGCAATGACTGGTCCTGCTTCTATCGAAGGAGTATTAGTTCCTGCAGGTACTTCTACTGTTTATGACCAAATCTTAGGTACAAACATTAGACGTCCTTTCTTACATGTAAGATATAGAGCTTCTCAAGCTGATGACAGAAGAATGAAATCATGGCTAACTGGTTCAGTTGGTGGTGCATTCACATCTTCATTAGATGCAATGGAAGTAAACTTCTTATCTGAAAGATGTTTAGTAACTCAAGCTAGAAACAACTTTGTATTATTCAAAGGGATCTAATTGATTCAACAAATGTAATTCTTACCCTCGTTGTATTAACGGGGGTAATTATTACCCTTATTAAAATTATTTAATTATATTATATTATGAAAAAAACTAAAGAAGTACCTAGTTATGAAAAAGGCTGGGAAATAAAGGATAGACATTATTATTTAACGGGTAACAAAAGTCCGTTGACATTAACTATACCTAGTAAGCATACAAAAAAACACGCTTTATTATTTTACGACGAGCAAAAAGGAATGCAAAGAGAACTTCGTTATGCAACAAACCAATCCTCTGTTTTCGTAGATGAACAATTAGGTGAAGCCACTATGGGTCACATAACTTTTAAAGACGGTGTTTTAACTGTTAAAAAAAATCAACAGAACTTACAAAAAATGTTATCACTATACCACCCTTTGTTAAATGGTATATACAGAGAACACGATAAAGTTGAAGTTGCAATAGATGAGTTAGCTAACATTGAATTAGAAATAGATGCTTTAAACTCAGCTAAACAAATGGATATAGAACACCAAGAAGCTATATTAAGAGTAGAACTTGGTAGTCAAGTAGGTAAAATGAACTCTAAAGAAATTAAAAGAGATTTACTTTTATTTGCTAAACAAAATCCAAGCACTTTCTTAGCTTTAGCTAACGATGAAAATGTTCAACTTAGAAATTTTGCTATAAAAGCAACTGAAATAAACATAGTTAAATTATCTGCAGATCAAAGAACTTTTACATGGGGTTCCAACGGTAAAAAATTAATGACCGTTCCTTTTGATGAAAATCCATATTCAGCATTTGCTGCGTATCTGAAGACCGATGAAGGTGTAGAGGTATATAAATCTATAGATAAAAAAATAAATTAAC